AGTCAAGGCAGCATATCAACAAGTGTCGGCATCTGACACGGCGTATATCAAGGAGCAGTTTCTCGAATTTTGTCGCAATCAGAAGTTGAAGAATGCTATTCTTTTTGCCAGTCAGTTTTTGAAACATGGTGATTATGATAGTGTGTGGAGTGTAATCAACGAAGCATCCCGTGCTGGACTTGAACGTAATTTGGGGCACGACTATTTGATTGATATTGACCAACGCATGTCGGAAATGGCACGTGAAGTCATCAAAACCAATTGGGAAATCATTGACACTCACATGGACGGCGGACTCGGTAAGGGCGAACTTGGATTCGTCGTTGCTCCCGCTGGATCGGGAAAATGTGTTGGTCCTAACACAGAAATTGAAATCAAATATATGGAAACTGGAATTTCTGTTACCGGAAATTCGGGAAAAGAATATATCATATGGATTAAACCATTTGATAAGTTTGATTTTGATGGAAAGTTATTATTTGGATGGCAAATTGATAATATTTTCTTTGAAATTGAAAAGATGAAGTCGCTCCCGCTGGAACAGGAAAATATACAGAAAAAATGAACCTTTTGTGTTTGGCATGATATTTATTTAGTATGAAAACAAAAGTAATAAATTTGAACATGGAAATAAAAGATGATTTAAGATATGTTAAATATTGTAAATCCGAAAATTTAACATATGAACCACGAGAAGTTCCCGAATCATTCGATGTAGAAGAGGAATATTCTTTGTTGAGACAAAATGCGATATCGTCAAGTGTTGATGGTAAAATATTATCAATCTCATCCAAAATTATTTTTGATGCCTTTTCTCCACAAGAGGAAATTACAATCAACTATGAATAATCTCAAATGCCAATTCTGTGGATTTGAGGGGATGAATTTAGTAACACATCTTAAATTTAAGCATTCCTGTAATTCGGTTCAGTATAGGCAAAAATTCGGTCCTTGTCGGTTGTATGTCCATTCTGATGAGTTGAAGAAGAAAATATCTAATACACTTAAAAAATTAAATCAAGACAAATCGTTCAGAAAAGAAAATTCTGATAGACAAAAGAATGGTGCATCGTGCTTGACCATAAAATATTGGGTAAATAAAGGATTGTCTGAATTGGATGCAAAGACAAAAGTGTCAGAATTACAAAAACAGAATTGTCAAAAACACTTGGATAAAGATGATTTACAAGAGTGTTCCCATTTCAATTCAAAGTATTGGATTAAACGGGGATATTCTAAAAAAGAGGCAATAAATGAAATTAGCAAGTTACAGGCAAAATTATCTTCTCGATCATCTAAATTTGAAGGTCACGTTCATACTGATGGAGAAAATGAACGAATTTCGTCGTCAGTTAAAAAAATGATAGAAAGAGTAGGGAAAGGAAATTGGGCAAAGCATTTTGGAAATTTTAATGGTCGTAGTAAAGCAGAAATACAATTTTATAATCACATTAAAGAAAATATTGATGCTTCGGTGGAAGCAAATGTTGCAGTTGGTCCTTATATTGTGGATGTAATTAAAGGAAAAAAAATTATTGAGTTTTATGGAGATTTCTGGCACGCCAACCCATCAATATTTTCTGAATGTAAAAAGTTGTATCCATATGGGAAATCTGTTATGATTGCGAGTGATATATGGAAGAAAGATGGTGTGAGAATATCTTGCCTAAAATCCAAAGGATATGAATTACTAATAGTGTGGGAATCGGAATGGAATTCCAATAAACAAGAATGTGTTGATAAAATACGAAAGTATTTAGTATGATTTATAAACGTGTTGTTACAGAAAAAATAAAAGTGATCAATCTTTTCTCTAAATTAGAGATAGAAGACCGAGAAGATGCTAATCTCAATGTTCCGTTCCCATTGGGGGTTAAAACTCCATATGGATTTAAGAATATTGTAACTGCATTTCGAACTAAGAAACAAAAAGTAGTTACCACCTATTTTAAGAATAATACGACGTTAAAAACTTCGGAAGATCACTTATTAAAAGCGAATGGTGAGTGGAAAAAAGTAAAAGATATTACTAAAGATGATATCATAGAAACCGAAAATGGAACTACATCCGTAGTTAAAAAACATAGCAAAAAGAATAAATACACTAAATGGAAAGAGGAAATTTTATATGATATTTCGGTGGAAGATGTTCACTGTTATTATTCAAATGGCATAGTGTCTCATAATTCGTGGTTTTTATCTCGCATCGGAGCAGAGGCAATGCGACAGGGCAAGAACGTGATGCATTTCACAATGGAGTTGAATGAAAAGTATGTCGGACTCCGTTATGACGCATGTTTCTCTGGCATCGCTTTCCAAGAAGTTCGTAAGAATGTTCAGCAAATCAAAGATGCACTTGCGACTATTCCCGGCAAACTCTTCATCAAATACTTTCCCATCAAAACGGCATCGGCATCAACTCTCAAGATGCACATTGACCGATTCCAACTAATCACGGGCATCAAAATTGACCTTGTGATTGTGGACTACGCAGACTTACTACGTCCGCTTGTCGCTGACAAAAATGCCAACTCTTACAGCGATGGTGGAAGTGTCTATGAAGAGTTGCGTGGCATGTTGGGCGAACTCCAAGTTCCCGGATGGACTGCTTCACAGTCAAACCGTGGAGCACACGAAGAAGAAGTCATTGGCGCAGGCAATGTTGCCGAAAGCTATAAGAAAATCATGACGGGAGATTTCATCCTCTCCTTGTCCCGCAAGACCGAAGACAAGTTGGCGGGGTCGGGCCGGGTTCATGTCATGAAGAACCGCTTTGGACCCGATGGACAGACCTATGTCTGTGCATTTGACACGTCATGTGGAAAAATCTGCATCTACGACAAGGACTCCGTTGAGGGGTTGGAGATTCTGAGCAAGGCCAAAACTGCCCAAGAGAGCATCAAGGACATTCTCGGTAAGGCATGGAAGAAAACCCACGGCGACGACAACGACGCCAATTCCAACTAAGACTGTCTAAAAAAAGTTTTCGACCTCTTTATCATTTTAGAATAATCTACTTATACTTTGCCAAACCAAGATACAATCTCAAGAAGAAATATGGATACAATAATAACTAAGGATACGTTTACATTTGAACAAGCATTCGAAATATCAACCAAATATTTTGATGGAGATGAACTGGCGGCCAAAACATTTTTGGATGCTAATGCATTAAGAGATTTAGATGGAAATCTATTGGAAAATTCTCCTGTAATGATGCATCGCCGTATGGCAAAAGAATTTGCAAGAATAGAAAAAAACAAATTCAAACATCCTTTATCGGAGGAAAAGATATATTCACTATTTGATAAATTCAAATATTTAATTCCCCAAAGTTCTCCCATGACTGGAATAGGAAATGACATCCAAATTTTATCGTTGAGTAATTGCTTTGTAACCGATTCTCCAAAAGATAGTTATGGTGGAATTTTGAGAGTGGACGAAAATATTGCACAATTATCAAAAAGACGTGGCGGGGTTGGAACTAATTTATCTAATTTACGTCCAGCAGGGTCTTCTACCACAAACTCCTCCAGAACTTCTACTGGAATTGTAACATTTGCTGAGAGATATTCCAACACAATTAGAGAAGTTGGTCAAAATGGTCGCCGAGGGGCTTTGATGGAGATGTTAAATATTCACCATCCAGAAAGTGTTATTATACCAGAATCTACGGATGTTTCGTGGACTAATCCAGAACAAATACTTATTAAAGGAAATTCATCTCGTGGAGAACGAGATATTTTAACATTGTCTTGTTATTATAATCCAAAAAAATTAGATTTTGTTTCGATGAAATTGAACCGAAAAATGGTGACTGGAGCAAATGTATCGGTGGCATTGACTAATGAATTTTTGGATGCAGTAAAAAATAATACTGACTATGAACAACGATTTCCTATTGACTCAAAGAATCCATCAATAAGAAAAATGGTAAATGCGAAAAATGCATGGAAAAAAATTATTCATATGGCCTGGCAAAGTGCTGAGCCAGGTGTAATTTTTTGGGACCGCATGATTAAATATAATGCGGTGGATTGTTATGAAAAAGAAGGATTTGGCACTATTTGTACAAATCCATGTGGGGAAATTCCGCTTTGTGCGGATGATAGTTGTCGTTTAATGGTCGTTAATTTACTATCATTTGTAGATAATCCATTTACTAAAAAATCTTCGTTTAATTTTGAGTTATTTAATGAATATGTGTCTATTGGTCAGAGATTGATGGATGATTTAATTGATTTAGAAATTGAAAAAGTTGATCGTATAATCGAAAAGGTTGAGAGTGATCCTGAAGATACATCTTTGAAGCAAAATGAATTAGATTTATGGAAACGGGTGAGAATTAAAGCAGTAAATGGTCGGCGCACTGGACTTGGAATTACTGCTTTGGCCGACATGCTTGCAGCACTTAATATTAAGTTTGATACTGATGAGTCCATAAAGTTTGTAGATATAGTAATGATGAAATTCAAACATGCTGCGTTTGGATCTTCTTGCGATATGGCTAAAGAATTGGGGGCATTTCCTATTTGGGATTGGAATCTCGAAAAGAATAGTGAATTCCTGCTTCAAATTAAAGATGAAAATTTAGATTTATATGAAAAAATATCTAAATATGGTCGAAGAAATATTGGATTATTAACTTTAGCTCCTACCGGAACTCCTAGTATATTTGCACAAACAAGTAGTAGTGGAGAGCCCGTTTATGCACTTTCATATATGCGTCGGAAGAAAATAAATCCAGGAGATAAGAATTCTAAAGTTGATTTTGTAGATGGTAAAGGAGATTCGTGGCAACACTTTATGGTTTATCATAAACCTCTCGAAATGTGGATGAAGATCAATGATGAAACTGATATTACAAAGTCCCCGTGGAATAAGTGTTGTTCTAATGAGATTGATTGGAAACAGAGAGTGAATCTTCAAGCTGTAATTCAAAAACACATTGACCATTCTATTAGTTCGACTGTTAATTTACCCAGCTCTGCTACCGAGGAAGATGTTTCGGTAATATATGAAACAGCATGGAAAAGTGGGTGTAAGGGAATAACGATATATCGTGATGGATGTCGTAGTGGAGTGTTAGTATCTGATAATAAATCAGATGATTCTATAGTCAAGACAACTGCTGTTAAACGACCAAAAGAACTAAGGGGGGAAATTTATGCGGCACATTACAAGAAGGAAAAAATATATGTCGCATTGGGATTTTTGGGGGATGATTTATATGAAGTATTTACTGGGATAAATTTTAGGGACAAAATTGAATCTGAATCTGGAAAAATCGTAAAGATTTCCAAACAAAAATATACATTTGTTGCTGATAGTGGCACCGAATATTTATTAACCAATGGTCATAGTGATGATAGTGCTGATGCTTTAACTCGGATGACTTCATGTGCGCTCAGACATGGGGCTTCCGTTTATATGATATGTGATCAGTTACAAAAAACTACAGGAGATATGACTGTATTTTCTAAAGTAATAGCTAGAATACTTAAAAAGTATGTTAAAGAAAATACGGTATCAACTGAAAGCTGCCCACAATGTAGCTCAAAATTAGTATATCAAAATGGATGTAAATCATGTCTTTCTTGTGGATATAGTGTTTGTAAATAAAATAAATATGTTTTGTTTTTGTGGAATATACTTATAGAGTATATGATCACACAAGTTTGTACTAAGTGTTTTATTCCTAAAATTATTAATGAGTTTCCCATCGGAAGGAAACAATGTTATTTATGTTGGAGAAATTATCACAATAAGAGAAATTTATGTTGTGGTAGAACTAAAAATATAGATGGGTCTAAGCTTAAACATAAACCAAAATATGATTTGGTTGGAAAAAAATTCGGTAAATTAACTGTTATAGAATTTACAGGAATTAAAGATAACCCATCTCATCATGGAACTAGATCGAGTTTTTTTAGATGTTTATGTGATTGTGGGAAGGAATATGAAGTATCTGGAATCTATCTTAAAAGTGGAAATATAAAATCTTGTGGATGTTTGATTCACGATAAGGTAAAAGAAAAACATCAGCGATGGAGTGGATATGGCGGTATATCTGGATCAACGTGGAATAAAATTGAACGAAATGCAAAAAACAATAGACGTGCAAAACGAAGAAATCTTGAATTTACGATAACGAAAAAATATGTTTGGGAATTGTTCGAACAACAGAAGGGAAAATGTGCTCTTTCTGGAAAGGATATCATATTAGATATAGGAAGTAAAACTAATCTTCAAACTGCGTCATTAGATCGTATTGATTCTGAAAAGGGATATATTCCAGGGAATGTTCAATGGGTACATAAAGATGTCAATTTTATGAAACAAGATTTTGATGAGAAATATTTTTTGGATATGTGTAGAACGATTGTAAGGTATAATACATCGTGGACGGTATAAGCGTGACGGGGCAGAAATGTCCAAATTGTGGCAAAGAACTGGTTTATTTTGCCACGACGAAGTTTGCATGAAAGCACAGGCATCCAAGTTCCTATTATAATATCACTTTTCTTGGCCTGAAACCATATTTATAATTAGACATATGAAACCAGAGACATTTAGACAACTCATTCGAAGAGTCCTCACTGAAGAAGTGGAGAAGACCAGCGCAACTGGAACCAAGTCACCCCCCCGTGTTCCTGAGATGAATGGGAACGGCGTTGATGCCGACAGAAAGAACAAGAAGTTTGGTTCAGATGCTAACTCCAAAGATGGCGGCAGCAAGAACCAACTCCTCGAAGAACTGATTAAAATCGTTGCTGAAATTGACAAGGACTCCTTGGTTCAATGGGATGACCATGATGATTTGATGATTAACGCCCGAGATTTGAAGTATATTCGTATTTCTCCCCGATGGGAAGATTCTTTTGTGATTGAAATGATGACTCGCAACGAGGACCGCATTGTGGTCACGGGGCAGAGTTGGGAACAAGTTAAACAGTTTGTCAAGACCAACTTGAAGAATTTGGAAAAGCAACCAACCGCTGTTGACAAGGCTTACGACAAATCATATCGCAATCGTGAAGACCAAATACCCGCACCTGACAAGGGATTGCCTCAGAAGGACAAACCCAAGACTTTACCGCTGACAACCGAACCTCCAAGCAAGACGAAGAACAAAGACAAAAATTACACTGAAGAACAAGTGAAGAAGGAAGATGATTTGCCAAATCAACCAATGAGAGATTTGAAAGACCAAAAGAAGCAAATTGACCACAAAGTTAGTGAACCAGTTAAACTTCGCAAACGCAAGCCAGACACCAAGTTGACAGTTAAACAGTCGTAAACTTTCCGATTACAAAGGCGCATCCTTCGGGATGCGCCTTTTTTGTTGACTTCTGGCGTGGGGTGTGCCATACTGTGAGAATGAATGATGCAGAAATAGACGACCTCTTGCGTAATTGCGCTACGCTTAAGCCCAGTGAGTTGATTATCAGCGACTTGAAGTGGAAGTATCTCGTGCGAGCGGTGTTACGTGCAAAAAACGTCATGATAATCGGTCCTTCCGGCTGTGCAAAAACCATGGCAGCTCGGTGTGTGGCCAAATCCTTTTCAGTTGAACATGAACAAATAGTTACTGAGGATCGGTTAAATATTCTCAAAAATTCTCCAAATATAAAAATCCAAAAAATTGAAGAACTCTAGGGGTGGAATATATTTATTACTGTCACAGAAGGGAATATTATGATGATAATTTATAGAACAACTAATTTGATAAACGGAAAGTTTTACATTGGAAAACAGAAAAAATATACCATTGGGTATCTTGGATCTGGGTCAGCATTAAGACGAGCAATCCAAAAATATGGGAGAAAAAACTTCAAAAAAGAGATATTGGAGACATGTGCCGATGAGGTCGAACTTCAGGCAAAAGAACTTGAATGGATTGATCGGTTAAATGCAATTAAAGATAAACAATGTTATAATTTGGTTCGGGAAACGTCTCCCAACAAACACCGGCGATATGATGACCCATCCTATAGAAATAAGCTTAGTGAGACCGTGACAGCAGCGATGAAACGCCCCGGTGTTCACGCTAAGGTATCATTTAACAATCGAGGAGAAAATAATCCGATGTATGGTAAGCGACGAACATCGGAGTTCAAAAAAATGATAAGTGAAACACATCTAGGAAAACGGTTGTCCACCGAGACGAAAGACCGCATATCGAAGTCTCACTGCGGTCTTATTCCATCCACAAAGACAAGAGAAAAAATGAGAGTATCTCAGTTGAAACGATGGGATACAATACGAATTGAAGTTAATTGGGAAGTTCGAAAAACATTTGATAGTCGTGCGAATTTTGTAAAGTTTATCCGAGAATATAATAGAGGAATTCCAATAGGACGAGTGCGAGGGTCTGGGGCACAACGAATTAACTGGAAACGAGCATTGCGTGGTGAATATGCATTTATCAAAATAATACAAAAATGAATTATAAAGTAAAATACAAAGAATACACCCATCCATTTCACGTTTTTAACTGTGGTGGGGGTCAAGATGCTCGGGCAACACTGATTGGAAACACAACCTATAAAAAAGACACTGGAACATTGTTTCATAAATCACCGTTCGTAGAAGCAATTCAAACAAAAAACGCTGTTATTTTGTTAGATGAGTTGACTCGTGGTGGGCATGATTTTTGGAATATTTTGTTTCCTGTTTTAGATCCTACGCAGCGTTGTTTACGTCTCGACGAGCACGAAAATTCTCCCGTTGTGAGAGTGGATGAGAGTGTTTGTTTTATTGCTACAGCAAACATAGGAAATGAATATACTGCGACAAAAGTGCTTGATAAAGCGTTGTCTCGCCGATTCCCCATCAAGTTGGAAATGACCCCGCTGACGGGTAGGGAACTCCAAAAGCTGTTCGGCATCCTGTTCCATGGGCGAACTGACGAGGAAGAAAAGTTGATGAAGGTCATCACCAAGATTTCGGATGACTTGATTGCCCAATGCAAGATTGAAGATGCTCCCATTACAACTTTCATCTCTCCCGCCAACATGGTTGAAATGGCGGAACTTGTCATGGATGGATTTGCCCTTGAAGAAATTGCCGAGGCAGCAATCTATCCCGAATATCCCGATGATGGTGGTGCGGACAGTGAACGTGCCTTTGTAAAGTCCATCCTCCAGAAGTATTTCCCAAAGGATGTCAAGAGTCCCATCAATGACCCCCTCGCCGGTAAGCGAGTTGAAGACTTTTAATGAACCGAGGTAAAATCATATCTCCCGCCGAAGTTGACTTCTGGCTGGATTCTGATAAGTATGTCAATTTCCTAGACCAAGGGAATTCCTCGAACGAAACCCTTGTGTTCAATATTGACATGGTTCGCCTGTCTTCTATTCGCAAAGCGGTTTCTAACTTCGTCCGCATTCTGACTCGCAAGAACATCCCTGTCTATTTCAATGATGCCGATGCCAATGTGAATTTTGGCGGCAAGGTCATTTACCTCTCTGCCCAAATCAACACCATGCAAGATTTTGACGTTGCTGTTGGACAAGCACTCCATGAAGGTGCCCATACACTTAAGACAGATTTTAGTGTAGTTAAAAGCGCATGGGCAAATATCCCGTCTAAGATCCTCAAACTCTCCGACAATAAGAATATTAGACGGGCATCGTTGGAGAAGTTTATTCACAATATGTGGAATGTCATTGAAGACCGATTCATTGATAACTACGTCTTTAATGAGGCACCGGGATATCGGGGTTATTATGTTGCTCTCTATGAGAAATTTTGGAACTGTGCTGGAGTGGACGAATTACTTTTGAGTGATGTCCATAGGTATCCTAGTCTGGATTCCTACAATTTTCGTATTACCAACTTCACCAATCTGAATACTGACCTCATGGCACTACCACGGTTGGATGATATTGCCCGGGCCATTGACATTTCCCATATTGACCGATTAGAAAGAACCAAGGACCGAGTAAAGACCGCATTCAAAGTTGTGGAAATCGTCTTGGATTGCCTAGACAAACCACTTCCACTACAACAAGGTCAACCAACAAAGAGTCAGAGCAAACAGAAACTTGCCGACCCAAGTGAGTATTTTGATTTTGGTGAAAACCAACAGACCACGAATAGTTATGACGACCCTCAACCAAGTGAAGGTGATGGTGGACCGGGGAAGGGTAAGGACGCAGGTAAAGATTCCGAAGAGGTTGATGTCGGCAAGAAAATGGTCAATGAGATTTCAGATATTCTGAATGAGCGTGATCCAACCCCCGAAAATTTAAAAGAGAACCATGATGCGGTCAATCGTATCAGTATGAGTGGTGATATTGGGAAAGAGCTTCAGAAGCAAATCAAAAATATCGTTGAATCTCAGCGCAAATTTATGGCTGGTGAGCTGCCCAAAGAAAAAGTGACGGAGCAGCAGAAGGCACTACTTGAATTGGTGGAAAAGCACAGTATTATTTTGGTGCAAGTGGAAATGCCTAAATTGCAAGCGGGCGACGATAAGAATCTTAAAGTGGATTGCATCGTTGTCCAAAAGATGACTAAAGAACTCATTCTTTCGGGCGAAGACGTGTTTCCGCTATCGGGCGTAATGAAGTTGGGCAAAGAAACCCCAGAACCTCCTAAAGACGTTGCTGATGCAGTCAAGAAGGGTATTCTGCTCGGCACGAAGTTGGGGCGCAAACTGCAAATCCGTTCTGAAGTCAATCCAATTAAGATCGTTCGCAAGAAGTGGGGCAAGATAAACAAGCGACAGATTCATGAAGCAGCATTTGATGCCGAGGATTTATTCTATAAACTCAAGGTTGACGAACATCACGATGCGACGTTGCATATCACGGTTGATGCCAGCGGGTCAATGAATGGGAATAAGTGGTTGCGAACCATGACTGCCGTCGTTGCTATCTGCAAAGCAGCATCAATGATTGATAATGTTCACGTTACTGTATCTTTTCGTTCAACCCAAGTATCGGCGGATACGGTACTTCCATACATCATTCTCGCTTATGACTCAAAACATGATAAATTCACGAAAGTTCGCTCGCTGTTTCCCTATTTAAGTCCTAATGGTTTGACGCCCGAGGGTCTGGCGTTCAGCGCAATCATGAATCTGTTTGATGGTATTACTCCTGATGAAGAGGAACGATATTTTCTCAACCTTTCGGATGGCGAGCCGTGCTACTATCTTAAAGTGCCCGCCACAGGCATGACGTTGTACTATACGGACGATGTAGGGGCAACCCATACCAAAGCACAGGTGGATAAGATTCGTCGCCATGGCGTGGAAGTGTTGAGTTATTTCATTGAAGAGGACCGATGTGGTGTAAAACGGAAGAAAATTGAAGAAATGACTCCCAAAGAACTGGCGGAAGAAAAAGAAAGATTGGTAGAAATTGAAAAAAGTCCGCTTCGCAAGAATTTCCGTAAAATGTATGGAAAGAATGCAAAATTTTTAGACGTTAATTCAATCGTAGATTTAGCTCGCACGATGAACGAATTATTTTTATCAAGGGCAAATGAAAAAAGGTCTTGACATTTTATACATTCTGGGGTATGATGCCTTATTCACCATAAGGTGTATCAACAATATATTAGTTAATTTATGAAACAAAACACACGTAAGAATAAAACCGATCAATCTATAGTATGGCCAACCACGTCATATTTTACAATCGAAGAATTACATCTTCTCAACCCCACTTTTATCAACATCACGTTACGAGTTCGTTTGACGAATGCAATTAACGATGGATTGATTGTTGAAATTGGATGTCTCCCCGGCGGAACGGGTCGCCCTCCAAAAGTGTTTTCTATGGTCCCCGTCACTCAGATTATTCTCAACAAGGCAAGGCAAAATAAGATTAACCTCGTTGACAATGCCTACAAGATGGTAAATGTGGTATCCATAATCGAACCTCGCATTATTTCTGACCCATCAGGTCTCAAAATTAATGTATCTCCGCTCGGGCACCCTCAGTCCCATATTGACTAACAACTAGATGCCGTATATTCGGAGTTGTCTATGAGTAAAAATATCAAAAATATTCAGCTAGGCAAACTCAAACCCAAGCGATACCGAATATACGGCATTTTCAATTTCAAGACCAACCGATTGATTCATGTCAGCATAGATCGAGAGATAGTGGAACTTGAATTTGACATGAGCGATTATGACTCTAATATGTTTGACATCGTATCATTTGATGTCTTGCTTGCTTAATATCTTTTGATGTATTTTCCGATGGTTTCTATAGGACCGTTGTAAGTGTCAATGCGGCGGTATCCGTCAGGACTCAGGATGTAGGAATAGATTTGTACCTTCGTAGTTGGTTTGGTGTTCATTAGTTCATCCAGCTTCTTTACCCACGTCATGACTACATTTTTTGAACCCCATATAATCGGAATGGTGAGTTCCTTGTCAAAAAGGATGGAAGTATTGAGATCAGGATAAAATATATGAAATACGTTTCCGATAATATTCGATTTTTTATCAGTATTTATTATGTTTTTAGAGAGCATATTAAAAGGATTTCCTTCAAGTATTGAATAGATTTTTCCATTGTTATAATCATATCATAAATAGTATTAAAATAACTTGAACAATGACTTGATATGTGGTATTATCACGCAAATGAAAGGTCAGCAGAACTAAAGATTGTATATGGGTAAAACTTATAAGAAAAATCAGTCATACTTCCCAAAAGTGAAAGGCAGGGTCTTCACCAAGGATAACCAGCCTTGGAAGAAGAATAAACACAAAGATGTCCGTCCAGTAAAAACTCAGTCCACCAATCCATCGGATTACCAATGATTGTATTTTTAATCGTTACATACTTTCTTATAGTGGGACTTGGAGTTCTGTTTTACTATTTAAATAAAAGAGTTGACGCTTTTACAAAAAATCTAAATGACTTTGGTATGGGTATGCAAACCCTACGGGATAATCAAGATATCTTGATGTCTGATGCCAAGAAATTACGCAATGAGTTCCATTCCAATAAAAAAGAGTTCAAGAAAGAAAACTTCATCCGCCGAACCCAATGAGGGTCCGAAGAAGCGTTCTCTTTTTGACCATGTAAAGCATATTCGGCAAGTCCAAGATCCGAATTATTACGTCAATCTGCCTGATTTCGACCAGAAGACCTTCAATCACTTTATGATTCTCCGTGCCTTGGCAATGGATGATAGTCTGGTGGAAGACATCGCCCAATTGTATCAAATCTTTGACAAGATTCCCTCACCGCAGTTTTATCAACTTTTGATTGCCCTTGTGCCCAAGAGTAATCGCTTCTATCCATGGGTTAAATCCCGGGTGATGAAGCACAACAAGGTTCTACTTGGATATGTTTCCAAACGATTCCAAATCTCCAAGTATCAGGCGAATGATTATGTGAATTTACTTCTTCGTGATGAAAATGGACGGGGAGAGTTAGTTGCAATTTGTAAAGCATTCGGTCTTGATGATAAAGAAGTGGAAGAACTGTTTGAGGAGAAAAAAGATGAGTAATCCAGCTATAGACGAAGAATTGAGAATAGAACTATTGCGCCGAAGACTTCGGGTAACGGAAGATGAAATCCTCCTTCGTTTAGGAGTCACCAAAGAGACTGCTCTTCGTAATGCAAAGGAAGCATTGAGAAAAGCATGTGAAAGTAATGGATGGATTGTGGAACCATATTGATATGACTCTACAACAAATGCAGGCATTAGACTGCCCTGCGCCATCAATCCCAAGTTCGGGACTTACTCCAAAACAATTTGAAAGAATGCTTGCCGATGCCAAAGCCGTTAGAATGGTTGCTATGGTAAACGCAAGGGCAGCACTTAAGGAAGCACATGCAAGTCATATTGACCGAAGAAGAGTATCTTAAACTCAAGAACCAGACCGAAGCAGATAGACAAACCTACGTCAAACGGATTGACGTGTCACTTGCACTTCAAGAACTGATGAAAGACCTCGAATTATTGCGTAAGTATCAGTTCTATGGTCCAGAGCAATGGAACGCTCCGTTCAAGAAATTTATTGACAACTTGGGGTAATATGCCAAACATAAAACTATCAGAACTGCCACGCCTAACCGCAAGTGAGTTGGGCGATGATGATACGCTCGTGCTAGTATCACACCAACGGCAGTCGTATGCAATGGAAGTTCGGGAGCTGAAAAAAGCAACCTCGGTTTGGCGATTCCTCTACAAAATAAGGAGATGGTTTGTAAATGACAACGAAAATAATAGGAGTCGGTGGGTTTGCGAGATCAGGGAAAGACACATTCGTAGGGATTGCCAGGATAATTCTTGAAAAAAATGGTTACACTTCTCAAAAAATGTCCTTTGCAGATGCTCTTAAGCGAGATTTAGAGGGTTGGTTGAATGAAAAATATGGTATTAGGGTATGGACATCAAACGATGAAGAAAAAGCACTCATTCGCCCATTCTTAGTTGCCCACGGCTGCGGCAAGCGCACTCAGACGCAAGGCAAGCATTGGATTGACAAGATTGATGAACAGATTCGGAATGGTATAACATGTAATAAAGAAGTGGATGATAAACATATCTTTTTTATTAGTGATGTTCGATTTCGTAACGAAGCAGATTGGATACACGAGAAGTGGGCGGGGGAACTGATTCATCTGAAACGGTGGAGTATCAAGGAAGTTCGTGATGGTCATGGCTATAAGGTATTTGATGTCGCTCCAAACGATGAAGAGAGGTTGCAGGATCCGTTGGTCATCGAAGTTGCCGACCAAAATGTAGAATGGGAAAACAAACGAAAGTTGACCGTCGATGAAGCCATAGAAGATGATTATCTCCAAGGCGTCGTTCTTGAGGCATTGAACCGAACTAAGTATTTCCGTCTTGACAAGGCGATTACCGGGATATTATCCCTATGAGTTGGTGATGGTCGTCGTAGAAAGAAATCTGTCGTTCCGGGGTTGCTGCTAGAAACTGTGCCTTCAACCTCGGAACGACGTGCTTGACTGCATGGTGATACACTCGGTTGCAGGTATCATACATCATCATCTTGTCTTCTTTTTTCCAGCACGCACACGCTGCCTTGTAAGTATTCAGACATTGAATAATCTGAACCAAGGAAGAGTCATTACCAACGAGGTTATTGGCACTTATAAAGGTGGCAAACTCGGTGATGTTTTGAATGTTCATATTATCCCAAGAGTCGGTCTATCCCCGTAAATAGAAGCAATCCTCCGATGATGAATATGGGGATGGAGATTAGTGACGTGCAGATTCCGCAACAAATGGCAAACCACACTCCGAGGCAGATAGGACAAGTGATTAGCCGGACAAAGAAGCAGTTGTGGTGCATCCTTAGATAAAGCATGTAGGTCAGTGTAACATCCTGTGCCTGTTTTGCCTCAAAATCTCGGTAAAAGGAGAGGAAGTTCAAGTGAAGTAGTTTGGTATATTCTAACCATGCATCAGTTCTGAACCAAATCAGAAGCAACGTAGCAATAAAGCATGAACCTAAAAGTATCATTGTTTATAAGTATTTATACATTCGGTCAGCGTTTAGATTTTCCACCATTGTATATCCCAATTCTTTTATCAACAAGTTTTCTATTTGTTCAGGACTTGAGTTAAACCGATGTTGCCAACAGCATTCAACACAAATGAGTGGGTGAAACTTTTCAATTGTCTTTTTTGCTCCCATTAATCCATTATATTCAAACCCCTCCAAATCTAATTGTATAAAATCACATGCATCTACGTTTAAGTCATCAATCAATAAGGTTGGAATTTTGCCTTTTCCATTTATGTATCCTGAACTTGATAGGTTGTCGTAATGGTTGGACATACTAACTAATTTTCGTTCATTTCCAACACAGGCATTGAATTTTGATACATTCAGGTAGGGAAGGTTTAGACATAAACATAGAAAACTTAAATAATCTGGTTCAAAGGTATAGGTATGTTTGAAATGGGATTGAATTTGACGTACCAACCATCCACAACTTCCTCCTGCTTGAATTGTTACGTCGTTTCCTTTTAGATGTGGGAGGACTTTCTTCATGAAATCGCTATTGACTTTTAGCTGATATTCATATTCTCCAATATTGTATTTGTGCCACCACAAGTCATTGTTTATGAATAGTAATTGGTCGGGTATGTTTTGCATATTATAATAAAAGGAATTGTATGTCGTCGGTTGATGGATTTTTTACCGTAATATTTTCCGTGATGCGATTAACTACGCGGTTAATAGTTAAAACGCCGGTTCCACACTCATATTGTCCTATATCAGATTGATGGACGATATCATTGATTTGAACTACAATTGGATTAGTAAATACATCCATGGTTTGTGGGTCAACATCTATAATAACATCATCATTTATAATTGGTGTGGACACAAAAATATCATCAAACTCCCATGTTCTTAAATATTTTTTATACTGTTTCCACTGCTCCGGTGTGAAATTGAGAAGTATGTTGGCATATGTGTGAAAATTATCATACTCGGACCTGAGACTTTCACGGACAAGTTCGTTATCAATATAAATATGGTTGAATCGATAGTAGTTTTGGAGAATTGACTGTGCATTATGCGGAGTTACATTTCTAAAATTTGCACTTACATGGTACTTATATTCAGTTAATGGATCAAACGTCGTTGGATGTTTAAACTGTGGCCATTTACGCAGAAATCTTCCCATCTCAATCACGTCCGCTTGATTTTGAATTTGTATTCGGGGTTTGGATTTTTCCGTCCACCATTCTGGTCCACGAGATGATGTGCATGTAAAATGATATACTAAAACATTCCATGCTTGTTTGAGTTTTAATCCTTGCATAGCAAATCTATATGCTATATCTGAATCTACTCTTGATCGCCGGAATAAAATATCATGACCTCCGATATCAACCCAGTTTTTTTTATACAATGTGAATGGAGCAAAGAAATATGCGGTGGTTGTAAGACGCTTCTGAGAATCTGCAAATATTGAAAATTCGTCTAAATTAAAGGTCTTGGGATCTACACCAAAATCATATGTTATTTTTTCGGATGATGGCGGATGTAGAGGAGGTTCTATACGGGTTGATGATATAATCGTATCAGGAGTTAATTGTTTGACTACTTCTTCATCATAACCTCTACATATAACCATATCTGATTGCAAATAGGACACGATATCGGTTTTAGCCATCTCAAACATCAGATTGATATTTCTGGAATAGTCCAGTGGAACTGGAAGTGGATTTTTTACTATTTTTAGGTTTGGAAAGTGTTCCTTCTGCGTCAACAAAAATTCAGTAGTTCTTTGATTATCGTTTTCAATGTAAACTATTATGTCGTGGTCTTTATGAGCGAGATTTTTATTCAGGGAACGAAATAGCAACTCGATGTGGCTACGTTCATTAATGGAAGTGTTTATACAAAAGGTTATTTTTTCCATATGTTTAAACCATTGTGTTTTTGTAAAAGTTTATAGTTCTAAGTAATCCATCACTTAATACTACGGGTCTTAATATAGGATTTAATCGTAAACACAACTTATAATTGTTTCCTACCAACCATTTCGGAGAATCTTTCCTATTCAATGTTGGGTCGAAAATAATTTCGGATGAACTATTAGTTAAGTTCTTAATTTGATTGATGACATGTTTGACACTGGTTGGGTATCCCGAACAAATGTTGATTATTCCTTCGTGCCCGTAAACTATTAAATCATAGAGTGAGTTGACAAAATCATCAATGTAAAAATAATCAATATGAACCTCGCAGTCATTCAATACTATTTTCTCATTTTTTAAACATGCTATAATGGTTTTCGGAATGAGTCTTGTTTTAATATCATATGGTCCATAGGTATAGAATGGACGAACCCATAACCAGTTGATATATTTCTGTTTGCAAATTTGTTCTGTGTATATCTTAGCCATGTTTTTAGTAGCACCATACAAATTGTCTGGATTACATGCCGCAAATTCTTTAATGCTACATTCATTTCTACCATATTCTGCCGCAGATCCAAGTCCGACAAATTTCGATGCTCCGCTGTCACAAACGATATCCATGAGTTGAACCAACGGCGGAATGTTTTTATGAAATTGATCTTGATGATTGGTGTCTGCAAATTTATTACCACCCCACCAAGCACAGTGAATTATAACATCTGGGGCAAACTCTACGATTTGATTTTTCATGCTTTTAATATCGCTCATATCACAAGCAGTGAATGTCATATTTGGTAGTAAATCAATCAGATTGTTTGTATGAAGGGAAATTCCATGAACTATATGTCCAAGGTCAATACATTTTTTGACGATGTTTCGTCCGATGAATCCATTTGCTCCTGTAACTATTATTTTCATGTGTTTAAATTATGGACAAGAAATTCTTTCCCATCCATTATCAGACTTATCAGTTATTTGAGTCTTTTTAAGGTTTTGAGCAATTTCCAGAATCAGATCTTCTTGCCCAGCTACCAATTTACGATTGCCAAGTTCAAAAATAAGCGAAGAATATTCCACTCCATATAGTTTTGATGCCTTAACAATTGGTTTCTCAAACCCAGAGAACAGTTTCGTCAATCCGGTTAGTATGTTTATAGGCGCAGTCACGGGAACTGTTTTAACCATATATTCCATTACGGCATCTGCTTCGATAATTACTTTTTGAAACGAAATGTTTGTGTTGTATCCATATTGTTCCATTACAGGGATGAGAGCCTCAAGTTGAGTATTTCCTGCCCCTGCTCCAAACCCACGAATGCAAGCATCTATTACATCTGCTCCACATTGAACTGCAACAAGTGAATTTGCAATTGCAAGTCCTAAGTTGTTATGACCATGAAACCCAATTCTTATTGATAGATTGTCTTTCAGTGCCTTAATTCTTCCCTCAACATCTCTCGGAAGATATGTGCCAGTGGAATCCATGATTAGAAATGTCTCGGCACCATACGACTCCATCTTTTTTGCCTCTGACACTAAAGTTTTGGTATCGACAAGTGCAGACATCATAAGTACACCATAGACTGTCTTGCCCTTGTTACGAACATACTCAATATGCTTTTGAGTAATGTTTGCCTCGGTAACATGACTCGCAATTCGGAAAACATCAACTCCAACATCAATGGCGGGTTGAATATCCTTTTTTATAGTTGCCATACCGGGAATAACATGAACCCCCAGTTTCGTTTCTTTGAGGTTTTCCCGTGCTATAGAGAGCATTTGAGCGTCGGTATGGGGCATTTGCCCAATTAACAGAGAAGATGCACCAATTCCATTGCCATGACCCACTTCTACAATAGGAATTTTGGCACTTTCAGCGAATTTGCAATAGCGAGCGACACTTGCAAGGTCAATTTTATGCTTTACACAGTGGTTTCCGTCTCTAAGGGAAGGGTCACTAATTATTATAGTTCTCATGCTATCAACCTTTCTGCTACGTTTATGGCAGCGCAATTGATAATATCCAAGTTTCCTGCATAACTAGGCAGAAAATCACCAGCACCTTTAACCCGTATGCTTAATATAAGAATGCCGTCTTCGTTTATAATTGGCATCATAACTAATTCATAGTTAGGAACATACTTACGAACTAACTTAATACGTTCATTCAAATTCTCTTGAAGAGTATCAAAATTGACCTCTCCAGATTTGACAAATATTGTAGTTTGCATATCCACACATGGCTCGGCGGGGTTTAGATTTAGAATTACTTTACATGATTTACAATTAGTAAATTTGCTAATGGCATCCTCGGTGGTATGGATATATTGGTCGATATTAACACGAGTTGCTAATCCGGCACTTTTAGATGCGATTTGAGATACGATTTCTATGTATTCAATCTCATTACAACAATTTGATATTAAATTAAGTATTGGTATAGATGCTTGTCCACCACAAGTCACCATATTTACATTTTTGTAAGTGAGAATAACATCTCGATTTATAACTGGAACACACATTTCACCGATTTTGGATGGTGTCATATCAATAACATGCAACCCCAAATCCTGAAAAATTGACCAATTTTGATTAGCAGTAAATGCGTCGGTGCAATCGAATACGACATCGAGTTTAGGATTTATTTTGAAATAATCAATACCTTCAATTGAAGTATTGACCCCCATTTCAATTGCTTTTTGAATTCCAATAGAATTTGCCCTGCGCCCAATAAACGCAGTTAACTCAAGCACATTGGATTTCAGCGTCTTGACCATAAGATCTGTTCCAATGTTTCCTGTCCCTATGATTGCTGCTTTTACTTTATTCATGTAGCTTGCATAGTCTTAAAATCTTTTTCGAGCGTTCACTCATTCCCGAAATCATGACGCCTTCCATTTCTTCATAGGATAGAAGAGGATACATTTCTTCAAGTGGTGCTGCGGTAATTGTTCCATCTTCGTTTGCTAATCCTTTGACCTTGGGTAAAAATTCTTGTTCTGGATCCATGAATACTTCAAGTATGGCTGGCATTTTGTAGTACAACCAGTGGGTAATAGCGCAGTCAAAGTCGGACCAGCTTTTTAGCTGATTGCTTCTGATTTCAAACGCCTGTCCAATTTTTTGATAGTTGGGCAGACTCACCCCAGTTTTTTTATCTACCGCAGTTCGGTATCCTTTGAAGAGCAGATTTTGAGTATGCTTAATCATCAAGTATCCATCATTATTGAATATGATAATCTTGATGGGAAGTTTATGATGAACGATAGTTTGCAGTTCTTGCAAGTTCATCATCATTCCACCATCACAGTTAAGACAGATTACTTGTCTGCCGGGAAAGGCTTTAGCAGCACCAATCGCCCCTGGTAATCCATACCCCATCTCTCCAAGACCAAGTGAAGTAAACATGAGTTGGTTTGGTTTTAATCGCATGGAGTGGTGCCCGCTTAGTAACCCGGTCCCCATATCAGTGACGATGATAGCGTCGTCATCAATATAGTCACACAATTTGTCAATGAAGCGGTAAGAATTGAGATAGTTCGGGCCACCATCCTTATGGCATTCCTCGATGACTGGATATTTCTCTTTCATCTTACGACAATAATTCATCCATTCTTGGTTTGGAAAGGATTGATTTCTCGAAATCATCTCCGGAACAAACGTGCGGCAATCTTGTAGGATGACTCGCTCATATTTATTTGGATGTTTGGAACTCTCTTTGCGGTCAATATCCACCATCACAATTTTAGCTTTAGGAGCAAATAGGGATATATCATATCCGGTTTGCATGAGTGACAAACGACTACCAACAACCAATAAAAAATCACAATTTTGAATTATGAAATTTGAATATCGTATTCCAGTTACTCCCCCTCGCCCGAAATAGAGAGGATGTTCATTATGGAGAAGGTCTATACCACTCCATGTTAAAATAACAGGAATTTGAAGTTGCTCTATTAATTTTTTAAATTCATCTTTCATTCCTGATAGTCGAACACCATGTCCAGCCCATATAACTGGTCGTTTTGCTTCTTTTAATTGTTTAAGAATATAATCTATATCCATTTGAACCACCAATGGTGCAGCATCGAACTGCATAAGTGGACGAGTGGATTTAAGTGTCCAATTACTACTCTCAATCATCTTAGATTGAATATCAAATGGGAAGTTTAACCAGACAGGTCCAGGTCGTTCAGATTGAGTTATTAAATAAGCATATTCAAGTTCATTTTGAACACTTGTTTCATTAATAATGGTTTTGGCATATTTTGTAACATCTTTAACCATTTTCGGAGAATCGAATCCCTGAATGCCATACATCCGAAGTCTATCATGTTGATCTAAAAATTTGGATTCCTCTTGTCCCGAAATTATGATTCCCGGAATGGAATCCGCCCAATTACTGATTACTCCCGTAATGGCATTGGACGACCCCGCTCCTGCAGTGACAAGAGCCGCAGATAGTTTACCACAGGTGCGAAAGTATGCTCCCATAGCCATCACTGCTGCTTGCTCGTGATGAACACATACAATTTGTGTGTATCCTCGTTTAGTTATGGAATCAAAAATATGAGAATTGGCTGATCCAATTATGCCAAATACTGTTTTTATTTCGGATTTTTCTAAGAATTCTGCAATTAAATCGCTAACTTTTATTTTCATAGATTACCATATAAAATTATTCTTGTAGTATTCTACCACAAATGGTATCTCTTTATCAAGATCGCATTTATTATTCCATCCGAGTTTATGTAGTTTTGTATCATCTAGGCTATAACGTACATCTTGTCCATCACGAACATAAGAAAAATCACAGTAATCTTCAATTTTGAATGCCGCATCTCCATTGAATTGTGTTATAACTTTCGTGATAACATCAATATTAGATAGTTCACAATTTCCAGAGATATTATAGATTTGATTGAGGCATTGTCCATCATCATTATTATGAATAATGGTTATTATTGCATCCGCTGTATCTTTTGCGTGTAACCATATTCTTCTTGGAAGACCTTTATTATGAAGTGGAATTTTTTTATTTAATTGAAGTAGTTTACACATCTTCGGGATGAGTTTTTCAGGATATTGACCAATACCATAGTTATTTGTCGGTCTGACAATTATGTAAGGTAGTTTAAAAGTTCTTCCCCAAGCAGTAATTAACATGTCTGCTGACGCCTTAGTTGCAGAGTAGGGATTGCTTGGTGTAAGAAGATCGGTTTCTATATGAGATCCTTTTTCTATATCTCCATATACTTCATCAGTACTAAAATGTAAAAGTATTGGCATTTGAAAACGATTCTTTTGACGAATTAGTTCTAACAGGTTATGAACACCATTAATATTGGAATGTAAAAATTCTCTACTACTAACAATAGAATTATCAACATGCGATTCGGCGGCAGTATTAATGACATAATCACAATCATATAACATAGTCAAATCATTTATGTCAGATTGGATAAATTTAAATGATTTTCGACATTTAAACTGTGTTAATTTATGAGGTTGAGAAGCATAAGTCATTTTATCAACACCAATAACATACCATCCTTCATTTAAGCAAGCTTCAGTGACATATGCTCCAATAAATCCTAGACAACCTGTGACATAAACAACTTTTTTCTTCATAAATTATTGATAATTTGCGGTTAACTCTTCGTTGGAATATATATATACGGTAATTTTTTTAAATATACTTGCCATCCGTGTTGAAGTAGAACATAATGACCGACATACGCTTGCAAGAAAGCATCAATTGCCAGTTTTGGCTTTTGTTTCTCGTCCGTGGTATGAATACCCCACCCATAATCATCAAAAATGAGGATTCCATCGTCTTTGAGAATACTCCATGCAAGCACGGCATCACTCAATACGTCAATCGCCAAATGTGACCCATCAATGTAGATATAATCGGCAACCTTTTCGGTAAAGGCATTGCGGAGTACGTCGTAAGAACGTCCCTTGATAAACTGAATGTTTTTGCCTACATAAGGTGCAATGTTGTTTTTGAGATATTCATTTTCATGGATGTCAATGGTATAATGCACACTTCCCGAACCATTGGCAATCTTGTCGGCACAGAACACCGAGCAATCTCCGTGCAAACATCCAACTTCAATACCGACGACGCCGGGTTTGCCAATCAAATGTCCCAGATGGGTTTTCCATTGTGGAATCCGTTTCTCGAAGAAGTTGGACCCGAAGAAACCTTCGGGACGCTTCATGTGGGAAGGATAATCGTAGCTGGTGATGTCTCTTACTAGTGTGTATTCGCTCATATAGTTTTGAAAAATTGATCCACGTTCTCTTTGACGTAATCCAGTTGTTGTGAGGTAATCACTGGACTCGTTCCCAAGAACAGAGTATCGGTTGTAACCTTGGTTGCGACGGGAAATAGCGTCTTTGGGTCAGCGATTGTTCCACCCAACCAACAAAGTCCTTTAACGTCTTGGTAAGCGGGTTGAAGCAATAGATTTCCTCCGAAATAGTTTCTGGTCTGAACCTTGTGGTCTTCCATGCAAGTCGTGAAGTGAGAGCGGCGAAACGGAGCACGGTCACGCACGGTTACGGGGAAAGCAAACCACGATGGGTCTGAGTTTGGCGTTGCCTTGTGAATATGAAAGAACTCTTCATATGGGGTGAAGATTTCGGTCAGACGCTTGTGATTCTCTTTTCTGCGGCGATGAATCTCAGGCAACTTATCCAATTGAGCAAGACCAATGGAGCACTGTATCTCAATTGGTTTCAGATTGTATCCGATGTTGTCATAGATATACTTGTGGTCGAAGATTTCATCAGGCACTTGAGGCAACCACTTGCTAAAGCGGCAACCACAACTTCCCTTGGTTGAAAGGTTTGCCTTGCGACCAACGCAATAGCATCCACGACCCCATTCACGAAAACTGCGAGCAATCTTCTCCAACTCTTCATTTGCACATGCAACGAATCCACCCTCA